ATTAAAAATGATGATGATTGGGATGCTGGCGTTGGTGCTGCAAAGATCTTTGCTGCTCGTTCTGCTGGAACATGGGGTAACGGAGTTAAAGTCGTTGCTGTAGACCGTGGACCTGATCAAATCATTGTATTAGCATCTGCTCCTGCTAACAACACACCAACAGCAGGTGGCACAGTTACATTCAATGTAAGTGGGGTTGCAAAGACTGCTGAATGTGTTACGGTTGCTGGCACTACAATTACTGTTGTTCTTGACGATCCTACAGTTCTGATTGGTACAGGTGATACTTACGAAGATGGTGCTACGGATATTGCTATCAGCTCTGCTACAGACTGGTATACAAATACTGCAATTGGTTCAACTGGGTTGAAACTCTCTGCAATTGGTCCTCGTCCTGGTACTTCTGAATTTGCTTCTTCACGCGGTATCTCATACGATGAGATTCACATTGCTGCTATTGACACAACTGGAGACATCTCTGGTGCTGCTAATACAGTTCTAGAAAGATTTACATACCTCTCAAAATTATCTGATGGTAAGAGCCCTGAAGGTGGTTCTATTTACTATAAAGATGTCATTAATAATCAAGCACAAAACATTTTTCATGGTGGTGCTCTAACAGGTACATTTGAACCTAACAGTACAGGTGGTGGTAAGACAATTGGTGTTGCATCATCTACTCTTTCATCTGGAGATTTCTTCCTTCTTGTTGGTGGTAATGAAACAGATCTAAGTGGTGGTACAGATGACTACGCTTACACTCCTGGTGAAGTAAATGCTGGATATGACCTATTCCTAGACACTGAAGAGACAACGGTTGATTTCGTTCTCATGGGTGGATCAATGGGAGCAGAAGCAGATACTAAGAGTAAGGCACAGAAAGTAATTGCTATTGCTGCTGGGCGTAAAGACTCTGTAGCATTTGTTTCTCCATTTAAAGGAAATCAAGTTGGTTCTGGTGGGGCAGCTCTTACAGAGGCACAACAAAAATTAAATACACTCAACTTCATGAGTGGCATGACATCAACATCTTATGCTGTTCTTGATAGTGGTTACAAGTACATGTATGACCGCTTCAATGATAAGTATCGTTGGGTTGCTACAAATGGTGACGTTGCTGGACTGTGTGTTAACACTTCAACAACCAATGCAGATTGGATTTCACCTGCTGGACTATCACGTGGCGGTGTTCGCAACGTTATTAAGTTAGCATACAATCCTAACAAAGCAGACAGAGACGAACTATATCAGGCAAGAATTAACCCAATCGTTAGCTTCCCTGGAACTGGTTCTGTATTGTTTGGTGACAAGACTGCTCTTGCTTCACCTTCAGCGTTTGATAGAATCAATGTTCGCCGTCTCTTCCTCAATATTGAGAGGAGAGTTGAGGCACTTGGTAAGGCAGTTCTATTTGAACTTAATGATGAGGTTACTCGTTCTGGGTTCTTATCAACTATCAATGCTTACCTAAATGATATTGTTGCACAACAAGGAATCACTGATTTCTTAGTTGTTTGTGATACATCAAACAACACAGCAGATGTTATTGACCGTAACGAATTCGTTGCGGAACTCTTCATCAAACCTGCTCGCTCCATCAACTACGTAACAGTAACATTTACTGCAACACGTACTGGTGTCTCGTTCGCTGAAGTCATCGGACGCTAATTTGTTAAATATATAAGAAGAGGACATTAAAAACAATGGCAATTACAAGCAACGTATCAAACTTCTTGCAAGTAGTCAAGCAGGGTGTCAGACCCAATATGTTTCAGGTGGACATTACGTTCCCTTCAACAGTTGGTGCTGATAATGAACTTGTAACCTACATGTGCAAATCTGCTGTACTACCAGCAGCAAACATCGGTGTTATAGAAGTTCCTTTCAGAGGAAGAACTGTTAAGATCGCTGGTGATAGAACATTTGATAACTGGTCAGCAACCTTCATCAATGATAAAGAGATGAAGTCACGTGCTTACTTTGAAAAGTGGTTGAATGAAATCAATACACACAAAGCAAACACTGCTAATGAAATTAATCCTACAGCATATGGTCGTACAGTAGTTATAAGACAACTTGAGAAAGACAGCAATGTCAATGGAACTGATTTAAGATCTTATAAGCTCTGGTATGCATTCCCAATAAGCACTTCTGCTATTGACCTTGCATATGATAGTAACGATCAGATTGAAGAATTTAGTGTTGAATTCCAATACTCTTACTGGACTGTTGGAGACGATAGTGATACTACTGCTGGAGCTAGCGGAATTAACATCCCCTAAATAACATTAGGAAACACTTGGTTTAATTAGTAATGGGTCAACTATTTGGCTTTCAAATTAATCGCAAAGCTGAGAAGAAAGGTCAATCACCAGTACCTCCTCTCGCTGACGAACCTGTATCAATTGCAGCTGGCGGTTACTTTGGGACATACGTAGACACAGATGCCACCGCAAGGAATGAGTACGAGCTAATCCGTAGATATAGGGATATGGCTCTTCATCCTGAGGTGGATTCTGCTGTTGATGAGATTGTGAATGAGTTCGTTGTTAGTGATAATAACGATACTTGTGTGGACATTAATCTAGAAAATTTAGATATTGGGATGGGGGTCAAGAGGAAGATCCGTGATGAGTTTGAATATATCAAACGCTTGATGAATTTTGATAATAGAGCACATGAGATTATTCGTTCGTGGTATATTGACGGACGAATTTTTTATCATAAGGTAGTAGATTTAGATAGACCTAAAGATGGTATTCTTGAGTTGAGATATGTTGACGCACTCAAGATGCGTAAGGTCAGACAAAAATTAGGAAAACTTGGTAGTCCACCAGATGCTTCATTAGCAAAGTCAGTTGCTGGTACTGCTCTTGAGATGGAGTGGGGCAACTATATTGATTATTACTTGTACAACCCAAGAGGATATTTAAGGGGTGGTGCAATGGGTCCAGTTGGAGATATGTCCAACTCCCAAGGAATTAAGATGGCAGTTGATTCGGTTGCTTTCTGTTCTTCAGGCCTACAAGATTTAAACAAGAGGATGCATCTTAGTTTCATGCATAAAGCGATTAAGTCTCTTAATCAGCTTCGCATGATTGAAGATGCTCTTGTCATCTATAGATTATCACGTGCTCCTGAGCGTAGAATATTCTATATTGATGTTGGTAACTTACCTAAGATTAAGGCAGAACAATATCTACGTGATGTCATGTCTAGGTATCGTAACAAGTTAGTTTACGATGCTAGTACTGGTGAGATCAGAGATGATAAAAAGCATATGAGTATGCTTGAAGATTTCTGGTTACCTAGAAGAGAGGGTGGACGTGGAACAGAAATCACAACACTCCCAGGTGGACAAAACCTAGGAGAACTCAAAGACGTTGAATATTTTCGGAAGAAATTATACAACTCGCTCAATCTTCCTCCTAGTCGTCTTACTGACGATAATAAAGGATTTAATCTTGGTAAAACTACTGAAGTTCTTAGGGATGAACTTAAGTTTACCAAGTTCATTGGTAGAATGCGTAAAAGGTTTGGAGAACTTTTTCACGACATCATTAAAACTCAATTGATTCTTAAGGGAGTTATTTCTCCTGAAGATTGGGATGATATGAAGGAGCATATCCAATATGACTTCCTCTTTGATAATCATTTCAATGAGTTGAAAGAGAAGGAACTGCAACTTGCACGTATCAATCTTGCTACACAGATGGATGTATTTGTTGGTAAGTATTATTCAATTGAATATATTCGCAAGAATATTCTTGAGCAGACTGAAAAAGAATACAAAGAAATTGATAAGCAGATGCAGAAAGAGATTGATAAGGGTCTTGCAATTGATCCAATCAATGTCACTCAGATGGATATGATGGATCGTCAAAACCAAGCATATGCTCCAGAAATTGCAGCATCTCAACAAGATGATCAAGCACAATTAGATCAAGCAGCTGCGGATGATGCTCACAATAAGCAATTGCAATTGATGAAAGCGCAACCTAAACCTACTAGTAATACTAAATAATTAATTATCATGACTGAAGATGTAAAAATTGATCAGGTAAATCCTGATCCTGGAGTGATGGATGTTGTAAAGGCTGTTGCAGATAACCAACGTGCTAATGCAATTGATGCTTTACAAGACTTACTCTATGCAAGATCAAGTGATGCTATCGGTGATTATAAAAAAACCGTAGCAAAAACATATTTTGATGAACCAGTAGCGGATACCCCAGAGGAACCTTCCAATGAAACTGATAACGGAAACGATTGAAAATGTAGAGGTCATCACCGAAGGTAAAGGTGATGATAAAAAACTCTATATTGAGGGAGTATTCCTTCAATCAGAAATCAAGAATCGTAATGGACGTATGTATCCATTTAGTGTTCTTGAGAAAGAAGTTCAACGCTACAACGAAGAGTATGTTAAAACTAGCCGTGCTCTTGGCGAGCTTGGTCACCCTGACGGTCCTACTGTCAACCTTGACCGAGTATCCCACAGAATTACCTCGCTTCGGGCAGAGGGTAATAACTTCATAGGTAAAGCACAAATTTTATCTACACCCAATGGTAATATTGCCAAGGCATTATTAGAAGAAGGTGTGAAACTTGGTGTTTCATCTAGAGGTATGGGTTCAATTGATAAGCGAGAAGATTGTGGTGTAGTCATGGATGACTTCATGCTTGCTACTGCTGCTGATATTGTCGCTGATCCTTCCGCACCTGATGCATTCGTTAATGGTATCATGGAAGGCAAAGAGTGGGCCTGGGATAATGGCATCCTGAAGGAGACAAAGGTTGCTAAATACCAGCGTTACATGGATAACGCTACACGCAAAAACTTAGAGGAAAGAACACTTCAGGTGTTTAATGACTTCCTCACAGGTTTGTGATTTAATAAATAACTAGAGATATTTCAACATTTACGGGAAGACTAATGATGTCAAATGTATTAAACGAGAAGTTTGAGGAGTTCGCAACCGAACAGGCTGGTATTCTCAAAGAATATCAAGATCCTATGCCAACAGTTACTGCTACAGTAATTCCTGGAACAGGTTCCGAAAACCCAACAGTATCGGGTGACCCACAACAGGGTTCAAGCGGAAAGGATGAACCATCAGGTTCTGATCCTAAAGTTGATCCTAGCGTGGCCAATGGTCAGTCTAGAAATGACTTAGGTGGATCTCAATCTGCACCTCTACATTCTAATAAAGAAGAAGGTGAAGATAATCCTGGTGCTAAAGCAGCTGCTCCTGTTTCACAGGATTCCAGCGAAACATCTACATCTGGTAAAGGTGGTGATGAAGCAGGTGCCAATTCCCTAGGTGCTGAAGTAACTCATGGAACGTCCAAAGGTCCAGATGTGCAATATCCAATCAAACCTTCCTTTGAATCCGTAGATGTATCTGACGACGTTAAAGCCCTCCTAGAGGGAACCGAACTCTCTGAAGAGTTTGCCGAGAAAGCAAAGACTATCTTTGAAGCTGCTATCAAGGCAAAACTTGCAGAAGAGCATGACAAGATTGTAGAACACTTTGCCAAAGAAACATTAGACAAGATTGAAGTTGCGAAAGCAGATCTTGCTGAAGATGTTAATGGTACAGTGAACTACGCCGTGACACAATGGCTAGAAGAGAATCAATTAGCTGTTGACACTGGCATAAAGAATGAGATTACTGAAGACTTTATTACAGGTCTTAAGAGTCTCTTTGAAGAGCACTACATTTCTATCCCCGACGATAAGGTTGATGTGGTAGAAGGTATGGCTGAACAAATTCGTGAGATGGAAAGTCGCCTTGACGAACAGGTCAAAGCAAGCGTGAAACTTCAAAATCGTCTGAATGAAACTGCAAAAACAAATATTCTGAATACAATTTCAGAAGGATTGGCAGATACTCAGAAGGACAAGCTCAGCAAACTCGCTGAAGCAGTTGACTTCGTATCCGAGGAAGACTTCACTAAGAAGGTAACAACCTTTAAGGAAGCATATTTCTCAGAGAAGAAAGCTGTAGCAACCTCAGAAGTTGCTGATGAAACACCAGTTGACGGAGTAGAAGCACCAAGTACAAATCCTCAAATGGATATGTATGCTGCTGCCCTTGCTCGCTGGAAATAGATAATTAACTAACTAACTTTAAAAGAGAGATTAAACAAATGTTTAACGCTAAAGCTCTCACAGAAAAGTGGTCACCTGTTCTGAATCATGAAGGCACTGCTGCCATCAAGGATAATTACAAGAAATCGGTTACCGCTGTTCTGTTAGAGAACCAAGAACGATTCCTACGTGAAGAGCGTGGAATGCTAAACGAAGCTGGTGGAGCTGGTGGAAACGCCGCTGGTGCTATCGGTGTTAATGCACTATCTGGTTCTGGTTTAGATACCAAAACTGGTGGACTTGCTGGATTTGACCCTGTTCTAATCAGCTTGATCCGTCGTGCAATGCCCAACCTAGTTGCATATGATATCTGCGGCGTTCAGCCAATGAGTGGTCCTACTGGACTTATCTTCGCAATGAAGGCGCATTACGAAACCAAAGCTGGTTCAGAAGCTCTGTTCAACGAAGCAGACTCTAACTTCTCTGCTGGTTCTGATGCTACTGCTAACGCATACGCTTCTGGCGATGTTGTTGACGGTACAAACCCAGGACTTCTTAACGATGCTACTGGTGGTGGTACAACTGCTGGTAACTATGAGCGTGGTGTAACACCAATGGCTCGTAACGTTGCAGAAGGTTTGGGAGAATCGGGAACACTGTTCCGCGAAATGTCATTCAGTATTGAGAAGACAGCGGTGACTGCACAGTCCCGTGCTTTGAAAGCTGAGTACACACTAGAACTTGCCCAAGACTTGAAAGCAATTCATGGTCTTGATGCAGAGCAGGAACTTGCTAACATCTTGTCTAGTGAGATCCTTGCCGAAATCAACCGTGAAGTTGTACGTACAGTATACACAGTTGCTAAGTCTGGTGCTCAGAACAACGTTGCTAACGCTGGTGTATTTGACCTAGACGTTGACAGTAACGGCAGATGGTCAGTTGAGAAATTCAAAGGACTTATGTTCCAAGTTGAGCGTGACGCTAACGCTATCGCACAGCAAACTCGTCGTGGAAAGGGCAACTTCATCATCACTTCTGCTGATGTCGCTTCTGCTCTTGCTATGTCTGGTACACTTGATTATTCCTCAGGTCTAACTGGTGCTGGTGGTCCTTCCATCGGTGAAGTTGATGACACAGGTAATCTACTTGTTGGAACAATTAACGGACGTATTAAGGTCTTTGTTGATCCTTACTCTGCTAACGTATCTGATACACACTACTATGTTGTAGGATATAAGGGTTCCTCACCTTATGACGCAGGACTCTTCTATTGCCCATATGTACCTCTCCAAATGGTCAGGTCTATTGGTCCAGATACATTCCAACCCAAAATTGGATTCAAGACTCGTTACGGTATGGTTGCTAACCCATTCGTTGTTAAAGCGAACGGTACTCCTGATGCTGAAGCTCTCGGCGCAGGTCTTAACCAGTACTACAGACGTGTACGTGTTGCAAACCTTATGTGATCTCTGGTCACGATATCAAATCAGAGGGAACCTTCGGGTTCCCTTTTTTATTTAAATAGGTTATAATAAATTACACTGTCTAATTCATTATGAACGGTAGATTATCTAAAATTGTTATGACATCTAGATTGTTAAAAATGAAGAGAGACATTGACACTAAAGCATTGTACCATGATATGAATGCAAAAGAAAGATGGGCAGCACAACAAGCTCTAAATAGTGCATTGGACATATTAGACGAATATCATTATTAGGAAGGGATGCTTCAGAAGATCTTATTATACGTGACTCCATCAATAGCCACGGTAGCTACTGTTGCTGTGGTATCTTTTAATGCAATGAAAAAGAAGAAAGTTAATCCCGAAATGACCGATGAAGAATATCAGATACAGTGGGGTAATGGAGCACCCGATCAGTACAGGGATAAATAGTAAGTAGCTTGGGAAGTTGATATGGCAGCTGAATGGTTGAGTGAACAACCGACAAATAGAAATTTTTTATCACCAGTTGGATTTAAATTAGATCTAGAGATATTTCATGGTGTAGATTTCTTTTGTCAGTCTGCTTCTATACCAGAGATTGTAATACCATTTGCTGAGGTGCAGACACCATATAGGAATGTACCTATTGCTGGTAGTGGAGGAATTAACTTTGGTGACCTACAAGTCAGATTCCTTATTGATGAGGAATTAAAAAACTATCATTCAATCCATTCTTGGATTAGGAAATACGGTCTATCAGATGAGAGATTGATTCCTGGAGAATCTGATTTATATTCAAATGGTCGTT